AAAGAATTATCTCCATATATTGAAACTTCAAAAACAAAAGACATTGTAAACCTACCCGAAAATACATTGTATTTTGAAAAGGAAGGATTATGGAAATGGAGAGATTTATATGACCACGGTTATATTGATCCCGACGGATATGGAGTTAATCATCCTTTTATAAATGGAATTCATTATGTAAAAAACGATATTAATTTCTATTTAAGAAATGAGAGATTCTATCAAAATAAAACTGACGGTTTAGCAAACTTCAACGATAAAACAATAACTGACTGTTAATGAAAATTTTATCTAGTACCAATGATTTAACGATATCCATGAATATGGAACAAGATTTTAAAACAGATCTTGGTTGGGAAGAAGGTGCACTTCAAATGGAAGAACAAATTCTAAGTGAAATTATTAATCCAATTGAAAATTATGAGACCGTTAGATATATTCATAAGCCATACACATCCGATAAAGGAGTTGAACAGACAGACATATGGTTTCAATTTTATTTTTGGAATGGGTCAACATATGTAAATGACTACGAACCAACGGGTTTATCTAATAAAGAAAACGCTTTAATGTTAAAACAGACTGTTAAAAGTTTTTTTAGATTAGAATTTTTTAAAACACCAAACGGAGTAAAGCCTGATAGAACAAATAGAAAATTAGTTTTTGCTAAGAATTTATCATTACCATTAGGAGAAAAATATTTTCATACAGATTTTAATGATTATATATTTCTTCCTGTATTCATGGGTTCAAATTATAGAAATAAAGAAAACATGTATTTGTTTTGGTTTCAGGATGAAAGTCCATTTAATGGAACAACAATTACGGGAAATACATTTTGGATGACCGCAAAGTTTTATAACGCTGAAGATGGAAGTATAAGTGACTTCGTAAATAAACCAAATTTAACGGATATTGTTTATGACGGTAGAATTGGTAAGAGTGGAAACCCAATTAAGTTTTATGAAAAAAATAGTTTATCTGGATACACCGAATATGAAGATTTATATTACAAAGTAACAATTGATAAAAGTGATTATTCATATATGGTTGAAAGGGATGTTCAGAATGACATAACCCTTACGCCGACACCAACTAAAACTCCAACACCTACACCTACACCTACATCGAATCGACCAACGCCGACCCCAACACCTACACCTGTAGGTCCAACTCCCACACCAACACCTACATCGAATGGGCCAACACCCACACCAACACCAGTACCTAATTACTATGTTGTTAGGAGATGTGATAATAGTGTTACGGGTTTAACGGTTAATACCCCAACAGCATTCTTACAACTTAATAAAACATATACACTTATAGGAACACATCCACAAATGAATGGTCTTCTTTGTTGGGAAGTTACTAGTATTGTTCATACAGGTTCACAATATGATGTATCATATGATAATCAGTATGACAGGTGTTTAGATTGTACAATAGTATCGGATAATTTCTATACAGGAACCACATTTAATAATGCATGTAGTTCAAATACCACCACCCAATTATGGTTCCATGGAACAGTACATGGACCTAGTTTTAGTATGGGTGGAATGGTTAATGGAACAGTACTTTATTCTGATAGTTCGGCTTCGATACCAGTTCCTTTTGGTTATTATAGACTTGGAGAAGAAATTTTTGGAGTTCTTAATACACAACAATACCCATCCGTAGATGATGGTGGAATTAACTTCAAATCAACTAATCCATGCCCTACACCAACCCCTACACCTGTACCGACATATGAGTTTAACGTATATGTAAGTGATACAAGTGCATCAACCGCATGTTCTGGCGGAGATACAGGAGCAGGTGTTAATCATCAATTTGTTATAACAGGAAATACAAATAATTTATGTACATCAACGTCATTTACTTGTGACTTTATAACTGATAATGATTTTTATCAATTTTGGGTTAGTGATGGAACAAATAGTAGAAGTTTAACTAGAAGTGGTGGACAAAGTAGTGAAAAAGCAACACCGGATGGTAATTGTGTTTCATGTGGGTCTTAAAAATAAAATTAAATGAAAAAGAATAGATACGAAATATTAAAACAAACGGGAGCAACCTATAATTTACCAATTTTCTTAGAAAGTTCGGTGGATGAGATGGGTGTTATGGTTGGATTTGATGGTGACATTGAACAAATGGAACAACTTGTCAATTTCTCATATACACAAACAGGTTCAACCGTACAAGTTTATAGTACGGTAAATCCCGATAAACTTAGAAAAATTGTTGAACAAACATACACAATTAATTGGGGTGATGGTTTAACATCAGGTCTTACGGTTAATAAAGGAGTCGTAGGACAATCTTTCCCATCACTTTCACACACGTACGGAGTGTCTTCAGGATATACTATATCAATAACTTTAGACGCACCATGGACTAAACAAAAATTAAGTAAAAAAATTACAACCCCAAGAAATACAACAGTAACAAATCAATTCGGTTCTTTTACGGGAGCAACGGTACCAGCATATTCTAACTTAACAGGACAAACTCAAAATTATTTAAACACTCTTGATATAACGAACAATACGGGTTATACTACCTCAGGTTTCACATATATGGCGGTTGGCGGTAGCAGGTTAGACGAATTAAAAAAATACGGTTCAACGGGGTATACTCAAACTTTAACAAGTGGTTCTTCTCCCGACGGAGTTAAATTTACGGGATACACATTTACTTATACTGGTAATACAACCGGTACCACCACACTACAATATAGAGACTATGCAGATGGTTATACCATGATAACAGGGTCAACAACGGGATTCACAAAAGAAGAAGTATTCAATAAGATTTTAACAAGAAACGAACATTTTTTAGGATTTATTGATGAACCAACAATTTATTCTGATTTATTTGTTGAAAGGGGTAAACAAGGTGTTATGGAAATTAACCTCAGATTGGGTGAAATTGATAACGTTGGTGAATTGGATATCTATGGAAATGGATATTTTAACGTAAGAAAACAATAAAAATTATATTTATTATTAAAAGTATATGGCAGTAGGTAGTTACGGAATAATTAGACCCGCAGATGTGTCGCCAGATGATGTAGAAATATTTTATCACTACGTTTCAGGAAGAACGTCAACCGCACCGGTTTCTCTAAAAACTTTAAACAGTTCTAGTGTTTTGACACCAGTTTATCATGGTAATGATACTACAGATGATACAAACGCTCCAAATTTGGAAGTTTTAGGAGGATTATATAATTTAAAATTAGAATCTGCGGATTTTACTGATTTAGGAATATATACACTTCATGTAAGACCAAAACAAATAAGAACTACAATTACAGATTGTGGTGTATTAGCTTCATTACCATCAGTAAGAGGTTTAGTTATAGATTTAAGTAATGTCCCTTCAGGTGATAGAAGTAAATTCACACCACAAGGATTAATTGGATATAGAATAGAATATATAAACACAGACAATAAAAAAATAACAAATTTTTATAGACTTGTTACATCATCATTTTACTGTACACCCGTAGTTTCTAATTTATCTAGTACTACACAAAAGGCGATTAGATATCAATATAGTGATGCGGCAACAAATATGTTGTTTTTAACTGTAACACCATCGTCCGCACCATCAAGTAAACCAAATACGGTTCCTTTTATTGGTACGCCGGGTCAGAAAATTATCTTTACAAATACGTTTTTTAACCCAACAACAATTGAGGTTGAAATGGTTGAACACGATGCGTCAACATTGGCACACGCATTATACGGTAATCAAAGTAAGGCGGTTACACCGGGTATTTACACAATTTACGATAATAATAACAATATCTATAAACAATACAACTTATACGAAATCAAAGACGACGTTAACGAAACATTATACGAAGTTAGAGAGAAGAGAACAGATATTGATGAGACTTTAAATTTTGATACAATTACCGAATTATAATGGCAAAATATAAAGTTCCAAGTCAGGCGGCTAATGGATCACAAACTTTTAGTGACAACTTAATCGGAGTTCAAATCACCGATGGTACTAGCCAATTGACTAATACGAACTTTGCTCTTGATAAAACAATACCTGAAAGGGACGCTAAAAATTTTAAAACAAATCCGTTTTCGGATTTTTTAACTTTAGACGATTTAAAGATTGAAGAGTCGGCACCGATTACACAATCTAAATTAGAAAAAAATCAATCGGTTAAATTTAGAGACTCAAAAAAAGATTCAGGAAAATCATTATATGGTTCATTAAAAAGTAGAATCGGTGTTGCGGTTACAAAAATTATTAAGTTTTTTCCTGCGGCCGTTATGGTTGACATTGACTCACCAAAGAGTCAAAGTGGTTTAACCGCATATAACATAACATATAATCAAAATACAAAAAGAACCAGATTAGATATTGAATCAGGAATGTTTTACAATCCGTTCGATGTTCTTTTTACAAAACCAAACACAAATACGGTTGTAACTGTTGATAACCCAATTAGAAATTTTTATTCATCATATAAAAAATATGTTATAGAATTAAGTGGTGTTACATATAATATTGTTGGTTATGTTGAACCTAACACAAAAAACAAAATAACTTTAACTGTTTTAGGTAATCCATTTAATGGTCAAACAACATCCACAAGTAATTTATTAATTAGACCAAACAACGGTGTAAAAGAAGAATTTTTTATAGGACTTGACGATTTAGAATCGTCATTATTAAATAGAGAAACTCTACCAATTTATCAATCAACGTTTAAGGTACCAAGAGACATTAACAATGGTTCGGTAACAAGTTTATTGGATGTAAAATATAATTGGCCAATATCAAAAGACAATTACAATTTACAAATTGTAGGTATTGCGTATGATGAATATATTAATAATTTAGTTGATGTTGCGGATGAAATTGACGACTATAAGTCAAACTTATTAGTTAGATTTTTATCTTCACCACAATTATTTGAATTTGATAGTGACGACAAAAAGGCGGAATCTGTATTTCAATTATACGGACAAAGTTTTGATAGGGTAAAAAAATATATTGACAACATTGCTTACATGAGAAATGTAAGTTATGATGGTGTTAATAACTTACCTGACATATTATTAAAAAATTTATCTAACACTTTAGGTTTAAGTACAATTAATCTTTTTGATGAAAAGGATTTAAATGAACTTTTATATACAAGAACAGATACACAATATTCAGGGTTAACAATAGGAACTACCATTGTCGATGCGGAAAATGAATTTTACAGAAGATTATTGGTTAATCTTTCATACATATACAAATCAAAAGGTACAAGGTCATCAATTGAATTCTTTTTGAAATTCTTAGGTGCTCCTGAACCTTTAATTAAGATTGATGAGTACATTTATAATATAGTTTCACTACCAAAATCATTTAATATTGATAGTGAAATTAGAAGTGTGATTATGGGTGATAAAACTGATTTAATAATATCAGGGTTTACACCATCAACATATTCATACTCAACAGGTACCACATTAGCATCAACAACATATACCCGAGAAGAATATCCAGTCACAACTGACGGTTTACCAAGAGGTTATAGTAGTGATTCAAATAATAACTTCT